ACAGCTCGGAACATCGGTTGCAATCACTGCGGCGACACCGCCGACCATTTCAAACACAGGCATTCTGTACCTTGCGGGCACAAATGCCGCCGGGTCTGATATGACCATCCGGGCCGTTTACCCTTACAACTGGGCACTGCTGCTAGCGGACATTAACACACTAGAAAATACAGGCATCGTCTCGGCTGATGTAGGAGCCACGCAGACGCCGATTTATTCCAGCGATTTTAGCGTAGGTGCCGATGGCTGGACTGGCAGCAATTACACGGTGGTCGGTAACATCGACGCAATTCTTGGCGTGGATAATGTCCTGCGCTGCACCTGTAGCAGTACGGGTACTAGCAGAAGGATTTTAAAGACTGTCGCACTCACGCTAGGAAAAAGATACCGCATCACTATGGACGTTTATTTTCCAGTTGCAAACGCTTCGGTGGACTCATTTCTGATCACAAACGAGGCTGCGGTACTACTCGGGACAGGTACCTTAAAAGCTAACCAGCCAGAGGGGTCGTGGCTGACAACGACTGTCGAATTTGTATCAGCAGTAAACGCGACCGGCATAAGGATTTATACCGGCACCAGCGCTAGTGCGACATCGTCCTCAACGATAAACGACATTATGTACATTGCGAGTTTTAAGCTGGAGCAAATCGGCTGTATTCTCAATTTAGAGCCGACCGGCATTGCCGCCGACAATCTTACATGGACAGACTCAAGCGGAAACGGGAATGACGGCACACTGCCAGCGTCCGGGGCCACGAAAGTTACACTGAGAAAATAAAGGAGCATTCAAGAATGGATTATCAGGTCATGTTCAACATTGTGCTCGGCGGGTTTTCTTTTCTTGCTGGTTTTTTACTGAACAATATCTGGAGCGAAATCAAACAGTTACAAGAGAATGAGCGCGAGACAACCGTGCGAATCAGCGCCATTGAGGTGCTGGTAGCTGGTCAATACGTCAAGCGCGATGAGTATCGGCACGATATTGAAAAACTATTTGAGAAGGTTGATTCCATTATCAGCAGCTTATCTGCAAAGGTAGACAAATAATGATGACCTTGCTATCTACCTTGCTAGGCTTTGCATCCGCTGGGCTGCCTAAAGTGATGGATTACTTTCAAGACCGAGGCGACAAAAAGCACGAACTGGCGCTTATGGCTATGCAGCAGTCGCGTGATATTGCGCTCGCCAAAGAGGGCTACATCGCACAAGCACGGGTCGAGGAAATCAAAACCGATCAGGTTGAAATGCAGACACAAGCGCAAGAACGGGTCACCATGTACAAGCACGATATGAAGATTGGCGAAGGGGCGTCAACGTGGGTAATTAACCTGCGGGCTTCTGTCCGACCAATCGTGACATATGTCTTCGTCGGCCTACTTGTCGTCGTGGATATTGCTGGCATCTGGTACGCCTATTCCACTGGCGTGGCTTTTGCTGATGCCATGACGCTGGTCTTCTCGGATGATGAGATGTCGATTCTTGCGGCAATCATTGCATTCCACTTTGGCGGCAGAGCGTTTAGCAAGTGAAAATGTCCGACGCTGGCATTGAGTTAATAAAAGCTTTTGAAGGGTGCCAGCACACGCCATATCGCTGCCCTGCTGCGCTTTGGACGATAGGGTATGGTCATGTGTTGTATCCAGACCAAGCACGCCTAAAGACCCCAGAAAGAGCCTCCTACCCGCTTAAATCAGAGCATAGTCGAGCATATGAGTATGACGAAATTGATGAATTATTGCAGAAAGATTTGGTTCAATTTTCGGATGGGGTTTTACGACTATGCCCTGCTATTGGCGGTAGTCAGTCTCAGCTTGATGCAGTTGGCAGTCTTGCTTTCAATATCGGGCTAGGAAACTTACAAGCCAGCACCCTGCGAATGAAATACAATCGCGGGGACTACGCTGGCGCGGCAGATGAATTTTTGAAATGGCGCAAGTCGAACGGTGTGGTGCTGCGAGGTCTTGAGCGCAGGCGAGAAGTAGAGCGGGCGCTTTTCCTCTCTGGTTGCTAGAATATCAAGCATTGACTGAGCCAGTCTTATCCTTACATTCAAAACAATCGTCACACTTCCAGCCTTTTACTGCCTTTCTTTTTCCTCTTACCTTGTGCTGTTTGCAAGTTTCGCAAAATCTTTTTTGGTAATTAAGAAAAACTTGGCGCAAAGGCTTATCTTTTTCTTTCTGCAAATAATTCCCTTCGCCAACATCAAAAGATGCCCCCATGCCTTTCCATCCTCTTTTGGGAAAGCCGGTTTCTGTAAATCCACTCATATTTTTTCCTTGCTTTGTTTATCTTCAAAAACTCCCGCCCCTGTCTGCACACCCAATTTACGACCGTAAAAGGTACAGAGGCGGGAATGCGTTACGCGCTGGCGTATTCTTTAATGATTGTCTTCATCATTCTTATTTCAATTTCTAACTTTTTAGTCAGTAATTCATCCGCACAAGCCATCTGCTTTGTCTTTTCTGACAAGATAAATTCTAAGCAATTTATATCCATTATTCCATTTCCTTTTTTTCTTTAAAATTCAAGACGTACTCTTTCCCGGCGGCGCAACCACGGGCAATAAAAGTTCTATATCCAATTATTTCAAGGTACGCAATCCAATCTTTTTGCTCTGCTGATACGCTGCCGCCCTTTGATTTCTTGAACTCAATCCATAGACGCCATTCTGGAATAAATAAGTCTGGAACTCCGGGGCTGACCCCTTCCAGTTTGAGTCTGCCGCCTTCGCGCTTTGAGCGAGCACCGCCATTAGGGATGGCGAATATTCTGACAAGCGGGAAGACCCTGCGAAACCACCAGACAAACTCCCGTTGCTCCTCATGCTCGGATGGCACTTTCAAAACGGGATTCGCATTTCCGACCAGTCGGGGCATACGTCAAACTCCTGTGCGAATTGTTCGGGAACGACCTGATGGTGCTTTGTGCATTCTGCCGTTTTGAGTAGAAAATACTCACACGAAAAACAGCACTTTGGCGGTCGTCTATTGTAATAATCGGTTATTATTTGAGGCTGCTTATAAATCAAAACTCTCTCCTTGTGACTCTAAAATACTTGCCATCTTTTTTGTATCTGATTCTTTCCGGCTTTCTTCCCATATTCATTTCGTAGCATATCTCGTCAATATCAGAATTTTTCATCGCTGACACTGCCCCGCACTGGCTTGCAATAGCAGAAAGACTCTGCACTGCTGCCGTGCCTGAATATCCTTCATGCAGAATAGTAAAATATTCTGTAATGATTGGGTCTGAAATGCCTCCATAATAATTAACGGCAATCATTATTTTACCAGATGACCGGCTTGTGTGCTTACGCCACTGCCAATCTGTAACGGTTATTTCAGACGGGTCTGCGCCCATTATGTCGCCGTCATAGAGGCGATAAGTTTTTTCTTCAGGCACCGGGAAAGCAGCGCCGCAGGCTGGGCAAACCTTTGCCGATATATGCACAATCTCGCCGCAGGATTCACAGACCTTTACCGGCGCTTCGCCTGTGCCGCTGCCTTTCTTTTTCGGCGGCGTAACGTTGGTGATCGGGCCGTGAGTCTCGACCACGCCAGCAAAGTCGAGCACCATACAGTGGTCTGTATGGCTCTTGGGGCGCAATCCTCTGCCAGCCATCTGGACGTACAGGGCTGGCGACATCGTGGCGCGAAGCATGGCTATCAGATCAATATCAGGATAGTCAAAGCCAGTCGTCAGCACATTGGCGTTAGTCAGGGCGCGAATCTTTCCGGCTTTAAAATCAGAAATCATTTCATCGCGCTGTTTTTTCGGCGTCTCGCCTGTAATGCACTCTGCTGAGATTCCGTTCTCTTTGAGCATGGTTGCAATGTTCTGCGCGTGTTGCACCCCGGCGCAAAAAAACAGCCACGCCTTGCGATCTCCTGCGAGCTTTATTACTTCAGAAACGACCGCCTCATTGTGCAAGTCGGTGTCGAAAGCTGCCTGCATTTCGCTCTCGATAAATTCGCCGCCTCGCTTATGCAGGCCGTCTGTGCTGAGTTTTTCGGTTGTGATCTTTGAGCGCAGCGGCGCAAGGTAGCCTTTATGCACCAGCTCCTCGATGCTGACCGGCTCGATCAAAGCATCAAACAGCGCGGGCTTGTCGGTAATCATGCCGTGCCCTAAGCGATATGGGGTGGCCGTGAGGCCGATTACGCGCAGGGCCGGGTTGGTCTCCATCAGGTCACCGATCAGCGTCCTATAGCCGCCTCCGTCGTTGTGACCGATAAGGTGGCACTCGTCCACGATAATCAGATCAACGTGCCCGATCTGGTCGGCCTTGTTTCGCACCGATTGAATCCCGGCAAAGGTGATAGGCTCGGAAAGGTTACGCTTGCCCAAACCAGCAGAGTAGATTCCGAGCGGGGCACCCTTCCAATGCTGGCGCATTTTCTCGGCGTTCTGTGCTATCAATTCACGAACGTGAGTGAGCATGAGTATTCGCGTCTCAGGCCAATTCTGAAGCGCGTCTCTGCAAAGCTCTGCGACGATGTGGCTCTTGCCTGACCCGGTTGGGAGCACTATGCACGGGTTGCCTTCGCCACCATCACCAAACCAGCGATAGAGCTGGTCGATTGATCGTTGTTGGTATTCTCTCAGCATATTCGTGCCCCAAATTGTTCACGCAGTGCCGCCACGTTTTCATCTCCGCTCAGTGCGAGAGGCAGATTCGCCAGCAGTTCGCTGCTGTGATATCCGTCCTCGCCGTTGATAACTTCTCTGCCCGTCTGCCCGTCATAAATCTCATAAATTGCCGACCAGTCTCCTGACCCGCCAGCCAATGTCCACGGCACAAGATCAGGGTGCATCACATGGCTATCACACCCGGCGTGTTGCGCCTCTGTCGGTATGCTGTCGCCCCAGCGGGCGCAATGCCAGCTTCCATCTTCTTTCGGCGTTGAGTGCGAGCAGGTGCGGCAATTTGCTTTTGTTGCTGTTTTGGTCTTGTGGCAAAAATCATACGAGGGGCAGAATTTGCAGATATACCAAGCGGGAGACGCGCCTGCAATCGGCTCTGGAATCCGCTCGGTCAGTGCAATGCGCTGGCCTTTCTCAACCAACGCTTGCGCGCTTTCCTTCTCCAGTCTAACCCGCTCGGTATAGATGCGGTCGTCATCCTTGCAGACCGCATAATACAAAGCGCGGTCGACTTTCGCGCCCAGCATATAGACTTGCATCTGTGCCCAATGCAGGGGCTTTGATGCCTGTACGCCTTTTGACTCAAGGTCGTTGAACGACTTCAGGCTATGCGTTTTTATCTCAAGAACGTGCGGCTGTGCCGGTGACTCAGGCACTCCTGACTTGATGATGCCGTCGATGCTGCCCGACACATGACAGCCAAAGTCAACACGGCTCTGGCTCTCGCCAGTGTCGGTCACATGACACCCGGCGGCGCGAAGGTCAGATACTACCGTTGCTTCCTCATTTTGACCGCGACGGAACAGGCGCAGGATTCGACCGGGAAAAGCCTCAGGCGTTGCCCAGCGAAAAGACAGCCACAGCTTGCGCTCACATGGCTCTCCGAGCATAGAGCAGCCCATGTGCGGCCTTGGGCGCTCTGCGCGAGCTTCGTGTGCTGCGTCGATGGCGGCGGTCAGCAGGTTTATTTGTGCGGGGATTGCTGTCATTGCCTTGCCTCCAGCACAGCATCAATAATCCCGACAAGCCGTTTTGCATTGTTTTGCCCGTACCAAGGCGCAGTGACATCGCTAAAAGTAAACCATAGCCAGTCTCTTCCAGCCTTATCTTTTCCACAGGCATCAAGCAACGCTTTCATTTCAGGGCTTTGTATGTCAGCAATGGCTGAATCAAAATCAGCGTAATCAACCCACTCGCCTCCTCTTCGCGGGCCTGAGTTTAAGCCAGAATAACCGATTGGTTTATATTCTCGATTTAATACAATTACTTTTCCGCTGTCAGCATCCAGTTTTTGTATTGAGTAAGGGACAAAGTTCCTAAGGCACTCTGCTGCGCGTTTACTGTAATTTTCAATCCTGCAAACATTGTTTTTATAATCTGCATGAGAAGCAAAACCAAGGGCGCAAATTAAAGCCGATCTTGATGCCTCAAGATGCAACAACCATTGTCTATTTGTAGTCATTTTATTCACCTGCTTTCCATTAATTAAAACAGGGGCGGTTACCCGCCCCGCTCCTTGTTATTTCTTCGCCCAAGGTGGGCTTGCTGGTGCTGATGCCGGGGTGCTTGGGCTTGCCGCTGGCTTGGGTATGGAAGCGCCTTCAATAGCTTTCCAGCCCTTAATTTCATTCGACGGCTCGTAACCTTCGGAGGTTTTTGTCACCAGCTTAATCGAGCAGCGATTGCCGATGAGCTGATCTGTGTCAGACACTTTTGCGATGCCGATGGAGCGCAGGAGGTCACCAAGCTGCTGGCGCCCGATTTCCTCGGCCTTCGGATTTGGGTTTCGGATATTCAAGTTGCCGAATACGACCCGACCTTGATGCGTCGGGCCGGTGATGTCATAGCGCACCTTGATGTACTGCCCGGTGCCTGCCTTTGTTGTCTCAAGGCTTGCTGCTGCAATGCTTGCTGTATACCAGCCATCTGGAAGCGGCGTGAAGTCTCCGCCAGTGCCTTTGGGCAGTTCGTCTGTGCTAAATGTTTCGTTCAAAAAAGCCATTCTTATTCTCCTAAAGTGATGGCAAACGATGGTCTGCCGGGTGTTGTTGTAATTGCTTCAAGCAGGGTGTTCGTGATGCTTTCGTCTGCTGCTTTCCAGACTCGCACATTTATTTCAGGCTTCCATCGGAACAGGCTGGACAAGTGC